TTTTAGATCCTTTTGCCGCCTCTGGTATTGCCTTACAGGTAGCAAAAGAAATGAATAGAAAATATTTAGGCTGTGAATTAAGTAAAGAAGTATATGATAATTCAATAATGAAAACTTCATTAGTGTGAGCATTTATATAAAAGAAGATGGTAGACGAATTTTATCTTTGTCTGACGAAGATTTAAAAGACTTGGGTTGGATAGAAGAAAATCTATTAGAATTACAGCATGATGGGGTGGGTTGGACTATACAAGAAGCTTCTTGTTTGACACAAAAGGTGATAAAAAATGAAAGTAAAACAGGTCCATTACGGAGACCAATGGCCACTTAACCTTCCTTGGCAGGAAGATCCTGTTAGACCTGAATTAGATAGAGTTTTTACTAATGATGGGGCCATAGTTTGTGTATCATATTGTAGAGGAGTTCCTAGTATGATAAAACATTTAACCTCAATGGTTGGGTTAGAATGTGTAGTATTTTATACGGTTTGGAGCCGTCAGCGTGGAGCTGGAAAAGTACTTGTGTTAGACCTTTTGAACTTCATGTTAGAAACTAGACCATGGCAGAAAAGATATCTTACTCTGTCACCTAAGACACAGATGGCATATAACTTCCATACAAAGAACGGAGCAAGTTTGTATAGGGAGAATCAAGGGAGTGATAATTATGAGTACCACACGAACATGGAAAAAACGTGAGGCATATAAGCCAACAATAATAACAGCATTGTTTGATGGACACATGACAGGTGTTCCTCATACTGTTGGAGTTTATGATACTGCATATGTAGAAAAGCTTTATCGTGGATTTAAAAGAAACTTAACAATACCTTTTGACTTTATTTGTTTAGTTGATAAAAATTATATCTTTCAAGAAGATATTAAAGCTGTACGATTTAAAAGATCCGTAGATCAGTATGGTTGGATGAGTTTGATGGAGATGTATCGTCCAGAAATATGTGAGGGCATACGTCTTACTGTAGGATTAGATACTATTATTACTGGTCCTGTAGATGATATTTTACAGGCACAAGTTTCCAAATTTGCTGTCTGTACTGACCCTATGTCTCCCGATAAGATTTGTAATGCTATTACATTAAGTACGCCAGAATTTTGTGAGGAATTTTGGGGTATGTGGGAAGGTAATGAAGCTAAGTTAATACCAGATAGTAAATTGGTTTTTGAAAATGCAGCACCAGCTCCTTCTGAGATGGTGTTGATGAGAAAATATTATGGTGATAGTCCTTGTATAGATAAAGTATTTCCTAATAGAATTTTTAGTTATAAGATCCATATAATTGATGAAGATTTTTTAAATTATCATGCAGAGATAGAAACTCGTAAAAAGAGAATAGAGGCTTCAAGTATTATCTATTTTCATGGTTGGCCTAAACCACATAATATAGTGGATCAGAACTGGGTTCAGGAGAATTGGTTTTGAATAGTATAGATCCCACTTCAGTAATAGATGATTGTGTAGAGATGGGAGATAACAATCATATCGGACCATTTTGTTACCTTACTGGCGGCCTGACTATAGGAGATCATAATTGGTTTGAATCTCATTGTGCAGTCGGTACACGACCAGAACATCAAGAATTTTGGCATAGAGATGGTAAAACAAAGATTGGTAATAACAATATGTTTAGAGAACATATTACTATTCATTCAGGTACTGAAGGATTGACTTTTATAGGTAGTAATGTTATAATGTTAAGAGGGTCACACGTTGCACATGATTGTGTAATAGAGGATGGTGTGACGTTAAGTGTGGATGCTATTATGTTAGGTCATGTCCATGTAATGAAATATAGTAATTGTGGTAGTGGGTGTCATGTACATCAATATCAAGTGGTGGGGTCTTATTCGATGATAGGTATGGGTTGTATTATACCGAAGAAAACAAAAGTTAAACCAGCGCAAGTATGGGTGGGTAATCCAGCAAAGAGAATAAAAACTAATATGTTTGCATTAGATAAACATAATGTAGATGATTATGATTTGGTAGAAGAAACTGCTCGGTATACACAACTGTTAAAAGATCATGGCTTTTGATCCAGTATTAATGATTATGCAACCTCGTCAAATTGATGAGTCGCTTAATTCTCTTAAAGAAAATATAGATATTCCTAAGGTGTGGTTTCGTGCCTTTACAGAGTCACAAGTTGTGGCAGAGATGAATAAGTTTATTAGAGAAACAGATTATAGTCATTATATTGTTATGGGTGATGATGGTGTGGTTAGTAAGAAGGCAGCTGATACTATTTTAAAGTATGGAGAGATGAAAGAGTATGATGTTTTTACCGGCTGGATGAATATGCATTTGGAAAAAGATGGTAGTTATAGTAAAGAGAGTACAATATGTTTAGGGTGGATTCCAGAATGGGACCAAAGATACGACGGTCCAGAAAGAAATGAATATCCACCATGGCAACCTATGTCTTGGGTAAATAATTTACCACCAGATCAAGTTATACGAATTGCCATGGCAAACTTTGCTATGACTATAGCAGAGAGAGAATTATTTTTAAAATTTCCTTTACATACACATAAAATTGGAAGTGCTTCCGACCATCATTGGTCATATAGATTACAGAGAGCAGGGGTAAAAGTGTACACACATCCAGATGCTTTTGTAAAACATTTAAGAATGGGGTGGAAACCGTTGAGACATAAGTGGTTAGTTGGTAATGTAAAATCAGAAATAAGATATGAAAATTTGAAGTGGGGTAATAGAGAAGATTATGTATGAATTAAAAGATTATTTAAACGCAATCAATCATAAGAAAGAAGATTTGATGGCAGATGAAGATGTTTTTTGGGAAAAGAAGTACCCAGCATTCATTGTTAATAAGGCTTTGTCGGCATTTCCCGACTGTATTGTATTCGCAAATGAAATGAATCGCTTACACCACCTTGATAAGCGCCTACAGTTTCAGTTTTTTCTAAATAGTATAAGACCTAAAAAGAGATTTAGTAAATGGTTAAGGTCTAATAAGATTAAAAATCTTGAGTATGTTAAAGAATATTATGGCTATAGTAATGAGAAAGCAAAGCAAGCCCTTGACATACTAGATGATGCAGAAATTGAATATATAAAAAGAATAATAAATCGAGGTGGAAAACATGGAGGAGTTACAGTGGACCGGTGACTTGATGCTAGAGGTGAAACTTAAAGAAGCAGATGACTTTCTTAAAGTTCGTGAAACCCTCTCCCGCATTGGTGTTGCCTCACGCAAAGAGCGAAAGTTGTATCAATCATGTCACATCCTGCACAAACAAGGTCGTTATTTCATAGTACATTTTAAAGAGTTGTTTGCTTTAGATGGAAAGCCAACCAACATATCAGTTAATGATTTAGAGCGGAGAAATACGATTGCAGGGTTATTGGAAGATTGGGATCTAGTAGAAATTATAGGTAATAGTGTAGAGAGAGCCCCATTATCACAAATAAAAGTTTTGTCCTTTCGAGAAAAGGATGATTGGATTTTGGAAACAAAATATAATATTGGTAAGAAACAAGTGGAGTAGATTATGAATTTGAAATTGTTGAGATTGAAGTCTGGTGAAGATATCATATGTGATGTTACTAAAGAGAGTGCAGAGTATGTTTATATTAGCGATCCTGCTATGTTAATGCCTGTCAGTCATGGAGGCCACAATCAAGTACAAATGGGACTCGCTCCCTGGATGCCTTTTAGTAATCAAACAGAGTTTGAGATTCCTAGAGATTGGTTGGTCGTAATGTCTGATGTTGTTCAAGAGATAGCTAATAATTATAATCAAGTATTCGGTTCGGGCATAGTAGTGCCTAATGTTAAAGTTGATACAAAGACTTTACTTAACGGCTAGAATGTGTTATAATTATAACTATGAGCGATTTTTATATTAATGTAATTCAACACGGCAATCAACTTTTAGTTCGTGAATTTGATAATGGTAAGCGGGTAAGTCGTAAAGTTCCTTTTGAACCTACCTTGTATGTTTCTTCTCAAAGGAAGAGTAAATGGAAAACTTTAGCTGGTGGTGACGTAGAGCCTGTTAAGTTTAAGTCCATAAAGGATGCTAGAAACTTTTTGAATATGCACCAGGATACTCCTGGTGTTGTTCATGGCCTAGATAATTATCAATACGTTTATATCGGTGATAAGTATCCTGATTTTATTAGTTGGGATATGAATAAGCTATTGATTATCACTCTTGATATAGAGGTGGAAAGTGAGAATGGTTTTCCAGATGCTCAAAAGGCTGAAGAAAAACTATTGTGTATTACTGTCAAGAATCATAGTAATAAAGCTATCATTGTATGGGGCATAGGTCCTTATGAAAATGATAAGGTAAGGTATATAGAATGTGAGAATGAATTAGACTTGGTAAGAAAGTTTATACACTTCTGGCACAAAACTCAACCTGATGTTATAACTGGATGGAACGTCCAGTTTTTTGATATACCATATATATGTAATCGTATTATAAGATTGTTAGGTGAGAAGGAGCTCAAGAAATTATCACCGTGGGGCATTGTTAAAGATGATACAGTGAAACATGGTATATATGGAAAAGAGCAGCAAAAATATAATTTGTTAGGTGTGTCTGTCTTAGATTATCTTGATCTGTATAGAAAGTTTACCTATGTTAATAGAGAATCTTATCGGTTAGATTATATAGCCGAGGTAGAGCTGGGTGAGAAGAAAGATCCAAACCCATATGAAACTTTCCGTGAGTGGTATACGAATGATTATAAATCTTTTGTTGATTATAATATTCAAGACGTAGAGTTAGTCGATAGGTTAGAAGATAAGATGAAACTTATTGAGTTGTGTATGACTCTAGCTTATGAGGCAAAAGTAAATTTAGTTGATGTATATTCACCCATTAGAGTATGGGATATATTAATATACAATTTTCTTAAAGATAAAAATATAGTTATCCCTAGAAAGAGTCCGTCTAAGAAAGATGAAAAGTATGAGGGTGCATATGTAAAAGATCCTCAGACTGGCTTACACAATTGGGTAATGTCATTTGACTTGAATAGTTTGTATCCACATTTGATTATGCAATATAATGTTTCACCAGAAACTGTGTCGCCTGAAGGAAACGGAGATGTCTCAGTAGATAAGATGTTATCTAAAGAGGTAGTTATACCTGACGATGATCATGCTGTTACACCAAACGGAGCCAGGTTTAGAACTGATAAGCAAGGATTTCTTCCGAACATGATGGAGACTATGTATAATGATCGTGTGAAATTTAAGAAGTGGTCACTAGAAGCAAAACAAAAGTTTGAAGATACAAAAGATAACCGATATTTAAATGACATATCAAAATATAATAACATCCAGATGGCTAGAAAGATTGCTCTTAACAGTGCATATGGTGCCATTGGTAATCAGTATTTTCGTTATTATGATAAAAGAATTGCAACAGCTATTACCACCTCAGGCCAATTAGCAATAAGATGGATTGAAAACAAGGTAAATAAGTATCTGAATA